TCGACCCCACGCAGGAAGAAGCCGTGGCCCGCGAGATGGATCTCCTGCTGCCCGGCCAAGGCACCGCTGCCAATGTCCGCAAGCTCCGCGAGACCGGAGCGTTTGAATACGACTCGCCCTACATCTTTGAGAACCTCCCCGACTGGCAAGCCTACGAGCCGTGGGAGGACATCATTTTCCCGCCCTCCACCTACGACCTCCAGCGGGCACCCTTCATCGCCTGCCGCGAACTCCTCCGCGAGGACGAGCTCCGCGAGCGCGAAGTCACCGAAGACTACGACCCCCGCTGGATCGAAGAGGCCGTGAAGCACAAAGGCATCTCCCGCCGCACCGGCCGGAACATGTATCGCATCACCGATACATTCCTGCTCTCCGACGACCGCGACATGATTGAGGTCTGGCGCGTCTATCAGAAAAAGTGGAACGAAAAGATCGGCGCCATGGAGGTCATCTGCACCCACATTCAGCCCAGCGTCGTGGACCGCGTCGCCAAGTCCGAGGCCATGGGCTACGAGCACGGTCAGTATCCCTTCATCGAGCTACCCCTCGAGCGCACTAGCCGCCCCCTCATCGAGGCCCGAGGCGTGCCCGAGCTCGTCGCCACCCAGCAGAGCGAGATCAAGGTGCAGCGCGACTACCGCAGTGATCGCGCCAGTTTGACAATTCTCCCACCGCTCAAAGTCCCCGCCAATCGCGGCAAAATGGAAATCGTCCTCGGTCCCGCCAAGCAGCTCCCAGAGCGTCGCCCCGGCGAATTCCAATGGATGGCCCCGCCTGTGAATGACATGGGCACCATCGAAATCGAAGCCGCGACGAGGCGTGATGTGGACGAGTATTTCGGGGTTCCCCGCGCCGACATGGCCCCGCAGCGGGCACTGCTCGCCCAACAGGATCTGGTCGATACCTGGCTCGCCGACATGGCTCTCATCCTCGGCCAAACATTCCAACTTTGTCAGCAATACCTCGACGATATCCAATTCGTCCGAGTCGCCGGCGGACTGCCCACCCCCTTCCGCGCCAGCCGCCAGGACATTCAAGGCAAATACGACCTTCGCCTCGATTTCGACGCCCGCACTCTCGACTCCGAGGCCCTCAAGATCAAATTGCAGGGTCTCACCCAGCTCATCCCTCTCGACACGCAAGGCGTCATCGACCGCGCCGGTCTCGTCAAATTCCTCTTCGGCTCCATCGACCCCAATCTCTCCGAGCTCCTCATCCGCGACGCCGAGGCCGCCAGCCAGCAAGAGATGGACGACGAGCAGGTGCAGTTCACGAAGATCGCCGCCGGCGCCGAGCCACCGCTCAAGAGCGAAGGCCAGAACTTCCAGCTCCGTTTGCAGACGCTGCAAAACATCATCCAGAGCAACCCGGCAATCCAGCAGCGCCTCCAGCAGGATCAAATCTTCGCCGCCATGCTCAACGCCCGCATGGAATCCTTCGCTTTCCAAGTCCAACAACAACAAAACGCCCAAATCGGCCGCGTCGGCGCCCAGCCCGGCCTGCAAAAAGTCGCCGAGGAAATGCAAGGAGGCCCGCAATGAAGACCGTTGCCTACAAATCCCTCCGCGACGGCGTCATTACCCGTATGGGCATCGATGCTGCGCAACCCCTGATGCCAAGCCAATCCGCAGCTATCGCTGAGTATCTCAGCTCCGCCGCATTCACCGCATGGAAATTTTTTGACTGGCCAGAAATCTACCTCACCGAAGAGCGCACGCCGAATGGCGCAGACTTTGTGGAAGGCGGCTTCACCTACGAGCACGACTACATCGGCACCACCTCCTACATCGGCCGCGCCCTTGCCCTCTCCGACTACGCAGACCCCGTCTGGCGCATCAAACGCATCACCACCACAGCCTCCGGCGAAGTTCAGAATATCGACACCGCCATCGATGTCGCGTGGAACGACCGCCTCACCGCCACCTACATCGAGAGCACTGCCAACGAGACCACCGAGATCCCATACATTCTTTTCAATCAACTCGGTCAGACCCCCATCGGCGAAGTGCTGCATATCTACGACCGCGAGCCAAACGGCCTCCAAAATTCCATTTCACTCAAATACCTCATCGCCGAAGACCGAGTCCTTATCACCGACTCCGCTTACGCCGGCGGAACCGTCTTCGTCGAATTCGCCCTCCCGCTCCCCGTCTTCACCTCCAGCGATTACTCTCCCGGCACGGCCTACGCCCCTTCAGACCTCGTCTACTACCCCACCACAGGCGATTGCTACCGTGCCCTCCAAGCATCCACCGGCATCCTTCCTACCAACGGTGAATACTGGCTTCGTCAGCGTGCGCCACACTTCTTGGCCGAATACCTCAAAGCCACCGCATTCGCCGAGACCCTCGCCGAAGACGGTCAGATGGATAAATCCAGCTTCCACCTCGTCAAAGCCGAATCACACCTCCTCAAAGCCATGGACGACGCCTGGCTCCGCAAAGGCGAAGTCCGCCGCTGGTCCGCTTCCTTCCAATAACCCCCTATTGACACCCCTCCCGATAATTAAATTACCGATATGAGCAACCCCACCGTCCAGATCGCCGCCCGCTCCTCTGCAGGCATCGTGCAACCCGTCCAAGCCACATCAGATGGGGCTCTGCGAGTTACCACCGGATTTCCAGTTCCTCTCTACGACAAGTTTGAAGTCTTCAAAGTCGGTGCCACGAACAACACCGATTACACCGAATACAGCTTTGGCGGAACCGCAGTCGCCCGCATCCGCATGACCTATTTCGGCGGCGTTCCCGCGACCGACAACGCCCAACTCAAAACCTCCTTCGTTCAGTATCCCCCCTTCGCGTAACCATGTCGCAAGTTTCGTTCGATCCCCTCACCGGAAACATGATCAGCACGACCGCCCAGGTCGCGCAGCTCGACTCCTCCGGCCAAATCTCCGGCACGATGATCCCGGACGATTTCGACGATGTGCAGAGGTTCGAGTCCGTGGCCGATTTCCCGCCCGAGGGCGTCGTAGCCCGCATCTATTTTCCCGCAGACACCAACATCCCGCACCGATGGGACCCCGACACACTTTCCTATCTACCCATCGTCGCCGACTCCGACGGCGGTGAGTTTTAGGACTAACCCCGCAGTAACAACCCCCAATACCCCCTAATAACATTATGGCAAATATCAGAATCAAACGCCGCTTGACCGGCGCAGCAGGAGCCCCCGTTCTTCTTTCGGGTGAGCCAGCGTATAACAAAGTTGACGGCATCCTCTACATCGGCGACGGCGACCAGAGCGTGCCAGTTGGCGGAAGCCACTTTGCGACTGCTGCCGCTCTCTCCACAGAGATCAGCAACCGCACATCGGCGATCTCCGCAGAGGCTTCCCGCGCCACCGCAGCGGAAGCCGCCCTCGGCACACGCATCGACAATGTGTTGAGCAATGTTGACGGAGCCGCCCTCGATAGCCTCACCGAGGTTGTCACAGCCTTCCAGGCCGCTGACTCCAACCTCAACGGAGCCATCACCTCCCTCGCCAGCTCGGCCACCAGCGCCCTCAACTCCGCCGTAGCGACTCTCGAAGCCGCCGACAGCGCCCTCGACGGACGCCTCGACACCGCAGAGAGCGACATCGACGCCCTTGAGAGCCGCGCCACCAGCATCGAAGGTGCCGCCTCGACCCTCGCGGGCCGCGTCACCACAGCCGAAGGCGACATCGACGCCCTTGAGAGCCGTGCAGGCACCATCGAGAGCGCCGCAACGACCCTCTCCGGTCGTGTCACCACAGCCGAGTCGGACATCAACGCCATCGAGTCCGCAGCGACCACGCTGGCTGGCCGTGTGACGACCAACGAAGGCGACATCGACGCCCTCGAGTCCCGCGCAGGCACCATCGAATCCGCAGCCACAGCTCTCACCTCCCGCGTTAGCGCGTTGGAGACCGAGATCGACGGCGGCAGCTTCTAGTAGCTCCCTTCCCCCAAAGCGGCGGTGCGGTTCCAACCCGCCCGCCGCTCCACGGGGCCACTGCTTAAAACTTAATCCTTAAAACTTAAAACTCTTCATGGCCACGGTCCTCAAGCTCCTTCGCACCACGGTTCCCGGCCGAGTCCCTACCGCCGCGCAAGTGGCCCAGGGGAGCCTCGCCATCAACCTCGCCGACCGCCGACTTTACAGCAAAGACCACACCAACGAAGTTTTCCGCCTCGCCCGCCCCCGCGACCCCAGCGACTACCAGCTCCTCCACGCCGCCGACGGCGACGACCTCTACCTCGGCCGCCTCGCCTGGACCGATTACCCAGCCTCCGGCCCCGCCGAAGACTCCACCGACTGGACCATTTACAAAATCACCACCAACGCCTCCGGGGATGTCACCAGCGAGCAATCCGCAGTCGGCGCGTGGTCGAACAAACAATCTCTCACCTACAGCTAAACCATGATCGCCACACCCATCCTCTCCGGTGCATCCGGGACAAAAACTCTCGCGGCATTCACCCCGCGCCATAGCTCGCCGCCAGCGACTCTGTTTGCCACTCTCGACACGCGCAACTCGGTTGCCGTCCTCGATTTTGACGATGCCACCATCGAGAGCGCGATCTTCCCGTCGATCGTCCCAGAGGCCGCTGACCTCGCCAGCGGTCTTAGCGTCCGCATTACTTGGATGGCGACCACCGCCACCACCGGCAATGTCCGCTGGCGCGTAGCATTGGAGCGTGGCAACACCGACCTCGATGCCGACTCGTTCGACACCGCAGCCGAAGAAAATGGAACGGCAAACGGCACAAGCGGCAATCCCACCACGACCAGCATTTCGCTCTCCACCATCGACAGCGTGGCAGTCGGTGAGCCTTACCGCCTGCGAATTTCCCGCGTCGGCAGCGATGCTACTAACGACACCATGACAGGCGATGCCGAGCTGATCGCCGTCGAAATCAGGAGCGCGGCGTAATGGCTTACGATTTCACGGCAGCGAGCAGTCAGTTTCTTTCTGTAGCATCAGCACCAGCAACAGTCGCACCGTTAACAATGGCCTGCTGGTTTCGC